CAAGATCCTCTAAGGTAATATTGCCACCATTTTCTAAAATATCATCATAATCATCAGCTGTATTAACAATAAAATCTGATTGAGCTTTTACATTACTAACATTGCGATTGTATTCTGGACGAAGCAAACTATTTACGAAACGAACTCTATCCTCATAGCTCATCTCAGCGATAGTCTCTTTACCACTTAATATATTATCTATTTGTTCTTTTTGTTCGTTCAATGGTTTTTGATAAAACGCAAACAATATACGATTTTGATAAGCCGTTTCTTTTACTTTTGCTCCCCAAGTATCAACATTTTCCGGCTTGGCACCTAGATCTAAAAGTGATTGCCTACTGTTTGCTATGTCTAAATCTATTTCTTTATTGGTGTACCCATCGATTTGAGAAGCGTTACCAATAATAATATTTGCCAAATTAGCAGCTGTAGCATCTTGCTTGAGTTTAGCATTTTTAAGTATTTCACCAGACCAATACTTAGAATATCGTAACTCTGCTTTGCCAGCTGTTTCTTGCAATCTTGTTCTAAGAATAGAAGCTGATACCGGATCTATATCTGATAGCGCAGCCGGAAAACCATCAGAAACACTTTGCAGTTGAGATTGTATCGCGCTAAACGATGTTTTGTTGTTTTGACCTTCTGTTAGAATTTTTGTTATTTCTAACTCAGCCTCACTTTGTATTTCTGCGATAGCAATTTTATTTGCAGCATCATAGGCTGTTTCTTCTTCAAGACCTCTTGGACCGCCCTGGGCTTTCATTGCCTCGAGTATCGGCTGCGCCCCCTCTGTTCTTACTCTTTCGATACCAGATCTTACAGCTTCTTTCTGTGCAGTCTTATAAAGAAAATCTGACATCTGATCAAATGTCTGCGATATGGTTTGACCAACAGCTGCCTCTCCACGAAGTCCAGCAAAGTCTACACTTCTAGGAATATTAGCTTGTACTCCAGCCCTTGTAAGTCTTGGTAATCTAGCCATTATAAAGTTCCATATCTATAAGCAGCTCCGGTAAGCGTTCCAATCGCTGAGATGGTTGCAGATCTTCGAGCAGCATCTCCAGCAACCCTATATTGGTGCGCTTGATCGTCAGCAAATGATTTAGCTAAAATTATATTGTCCTGGGCAATGCCATAGTCAGTTGAAGCTGTTGCCAGGTTAGCTTTAAATATTGCGCTTATATTTCCAGAACCAGTTGCTCCAGCTCGATTAATTAAGGTAGCCAGGTTTTCATTTAACCTGGTCAGAACATCTGCACCTTGTTGTTTATACCTGGCTGCTTCAGCTCTTCCTTGTAATTGTGTTTGCGCAGCTTTAGCGTCATACATTCTTTCTTCAGCGCGTCCGGCTTTTATCTTTCCTACCGCTGAAACGGCTGAACCTATCATCATTGCTGGAGCTGCAAAACCACCCATATCTAACTTCCTACACTTAATTTATATTCCAGGCCTAATACAGTCATAGGCAATGGAACATTTTGAGTTAATGTTATTTGTCCGGTAGCACTATATCCCAGGATACCATGTGCTGTTTTTAATCCAGTAAACGCCTGGATAGGTGTATCAAGAACACCTACACCAAAATTTCTAAACGATATTTGCTTACCATTAATTACAAGATCTTTTGTTTCATTGAGTAGAGCATCGACCTGGACAACACGTTTCTTTAAGCCCTGGACTGACCCAGAGTTTAACACTGGCTCCGTTGGCATCGTTTTTGCCTGGACTGTATATTCTAGCCCTACCTGGAAATCTGTTGATGCTTCGTTTGCAAACGTAATTGTGAACGGAGAGGCTGGAACCGTCTGAGTAGGCTCTACAACGCCATCACGAACGATTTCAACAGTTTCCCCCTCAAGGTGGTCCATCGTTGTTGAAGAGGCCGCTGTGCCTGTCTTAGCGCTATCCAGGGTTAAAGTTTGGTCAAACTTTTCTAAATAGTATCTAACTTCAGAATTAACAGTACGTTTTACTATACAATAAGTATTAGAAATCTCTGTGGCTACTGCAATAAAATCACCATCAGTTGTAAAAGAGCTGGGCGCTATAACCTCTTGTCCAACCAGAATAGAATACACCGACATAGATCCATCATCGCCATTAACAATAAATAATCGATCTGCCTCATCAGTTGAGGTTGATCTTCGAGCTGCCAGGTCAACAGGGTTTTTAATTAAATGCGATGAAAGTACAGATATTTGCTGTACCTGGTATGATCTTGTGCCTGATCCATATTGAAATGCGTTAACTGATTTACCCTGTCTTTGAACAAATACAGATGCGCCATTGAGATCTTCGATCGGAACACCAGGCTTTGCTCCAAGTCTTGTCTGTGGTCGAACAAGAAAGTCTGATGGTGTTACCGGAGAATCTTCGGACTGAATGACTACAAACTCACCGCCAGTAGTAAATATTCTCAGGTCAGACCCAGCAATAACATTGACAATGCTATTGAGCTGATTGGTGTTTATTGTTGCCTCTACGCTTTCATCATCCAGGCCACTACCAGGATTGAAGTTAAAAAAGTCGATCGACTTTGATCCCCATATTGTATTAGGTCTGGACTTTGAGCCGCCGAAATATAGTCTACCCTCATGGAAGGTAGCTGACTTCGGCCAGCCTCTTGTGCTACTCCAAACATCCTCATAGCCATGCTCACTTTCCCAATCGCCAGCTACAATACCGCTTGTGTCAAAAAACGGTACTTCTGTAACTGCCTTCATTACCGTAGCACTTACAAACTCCACATATCTAGCTCGTCCAAATGTGCTAGTTACCTGGGCGTATTCACCAACAGTTGTTGGAGCAAATGCCTCAACCTTATACCCTGTTGTGTTATCTGGTTGTGTAGTCCAGGCCGGATACACTGTAGCTACTTTTGTTGACGCTACATAGTCCTCAATATGCCTGGTTTGCCCTGATCCAGTTCCGGATGTAAGTGTAACAAACATTCCGTTTGGATCATCATCAGATGTATACGCAGATGAAGATTTAAGTGTAATTGTATCTGAACCCCCAGCTTGAGCAGTTCCTGTATCTGTCGTTACGCTCGAGGCCGTAATAGTAATGTTACCGGATACTGCGCTGGGAGTTATAGTAAAGTTTGGCTGATTAGTAAGAAACGCATACGCATACTGAGGTATGTTTGTTAATGGTAAGTTTTCTAACGTCCAACTTGTATCTGTGTTTCTAACAAGCCTTTTTGTCTGTAGATCCTCATGGCATAGAATAAGAGTATCGACCGCCTGGGTAAAATTTATTTCATCGAGCATAGCCGCTGTAATGTCTGAGGCAGCTATATAATCATTGCCTGATCCATTTATATTTGTCTGCAAAGTGCCATCTTTAAATACATAGATCCGGCCAACAACTAACACTAAGAGATAGCTATCTGTTACGCTAAACTCAAACGGTATTAGTTTAAAATCTGTAAAGCTTGTTCCAAAGTTATAAATAAACTTTAGTCCATCTCTGCGCTTTAAACCGCCTTGAGGCTGTATAATAACATTTGTCGCTTCTTCCAGGGCGTTTTGATATTGCGAAAGATCTGTCCTGGCTCGTAATAGCGGATCTAGTTCTCCAACAGAAAAGTTTGTTTGAAACTGAGTAACGCGCATTTACTGCCTCACTTGAATTAGAGAATAGTCCTCGACAATTTGTGTTGATTGACCTCTTGCATCGATGTTCATGGCTTCACGCATCAATCCACCCCGACCATTTTCTCCAGGGCTTCCATACGCTAACGCTCTAAAATAATCTGCTTTTGAAGCTTGGTCTGTAATAACGATTGCTAATTCAGCTGCCAGCGCTGTTCTTAGCAAACGAACAAAATAATTAGGCATCTTAGCTTCTGTAACTGTTTGCTGGTAATCAATATAAACAGTTTCCATATTAGTAACTAATTGATCGCCATATATCTCCCAGCCATAACGAACAGATCTTTGAGCTGTACTATCGTTCTCAAACACTGCTAATGCACCAGTTAAATGATCGCCTGGCATTTGATAGGCATATTCCCATTCGTTTACTGGAGCTGCCGATAGTCTGGCTAACTGGATTTTTGCCAACGTCCAGGACCAAACATAAGTGCTAAGTAATGTATTTTTTAAGTCTGGGTATAATCGATCGCAAGCCTGGGCTGAGTCAGTTCCTTCTGTAAATGAAGAAAGGGGCGAAGCCCCCAGCATTATTAAAGCATCTGAACAAATTGATAAATCTGTATCGCCTACGGCCATCATAACCCTCCAATGTGTATAGGGGGCCAGTTGCCCAGCCCCATATTAATTAGTCTGTGTCTGTAGCTGCTAATGTTGTTCCATCAGCAATGTCTACAACGCCACTGGTGTTTGAAAGAACTTGCGCTAATGTGCTAACTCTTGTTCCTCCAGTGGATGAAACGATATAAATCAAATCACCAACTGCGAGTGTATCTGACAGGTCATTGAAGTAACCTTCAGTGTTTACATCTGCAATCGTGTCAGCGGTTTGATAGGAGTATAAAGAAGGTGCATTGCCTTTCTTTGACGCTCCGATGGTTGCAAAATTTGTACTTGAAAAAGCCATGTGTCAGTCTCCTTACTCAGTACATGAAATTTTAACGATACCCTCGTCATCGATCGCTATGGCTCCAGCTGAGAACATGGAGCTTACTAGGAAAGATGTCTTTTCAGGTATGTAGTTAACCTCGCTCTTTTGCGAGATACTTTCGGCATAACCCATTGAGCTTTCGTGCCATGCAAAGCATGTACGAGTAGATGGCTTTGGAACACCACCCTCATCACGATCACCCATAGTGATTATATTAAAGCCCATGAACGATGAAACCTCACCGCGAACAAGAGCCTTGACCGTGGCAAAATCTGCCGAAGTGATCTCTGTTTCGCCAAGCATCGCATCAAGCTGAGAAGAGTGCATCAACAGGTGACGCCCTTCAGCTGGTACATTGTTGTCGTTAAGAGCTTTAGCAGCTGCACGAAGCTTTTCGATGTTCATGTTTGTGCCAGCACCACCGATTGACGTAGCAACGGTTGATGGTGATGAAGCAGCATCAAGAGCATCGATGCAAAGCTGGTCCATACGTCTTGCGATCGCTTTTGAAACAACTTGCACCAACTCCCTACGCTCATCAAAGTTAACGTGTGACTGATGGAAGATGTCTGAATACTCAGCTGCGATATAGTCGGACATGGTTGCTGTAACCTGGCTATAGGTTACGTTTAATGGAGTTACGTCAGTTTGCGGAACGCGAACCGTTGCAACGCCTTTGCCGATTTTTGGAAACTTAACTGTGTTTCCTTGAACACCTGTTCGTGTTCTCATAGTGCCGCGAAGCAGTGCCTCGCCTTGATATGCCTGTTTCACCTCTTGATC